ATAATCATTTATTTGCAGATAACCAGTGTTTATTTCAAATGGAAAAAAATATTTAGGTTGGGTTTTTTTACAATCATAATAGAATTTAGTTCCCAATTCATTCTTGCTTTCACTAAGATAAACTTGCATACTAACAGGAATATTAAAATAACCTTTTTGGTCTACTTCTTGTGGATCAAAATCTCTATGTATTGGATTTTTATATCCATTGGTATCGCGCCACACGCTCACTATAGTTCTATCTGGATATTCAAATTGACAAAGTAATTTTTCTTGTAATTCTGTTGCAATTTGTAAACTTAAAAATTTTAATTTTTGTAAATTGGGACAACTTTGAAGTTTTAGTAGTTTTCTTGATAGTTCTTCTTGCTTTAATTGGGACTCCCATTCATAGGAATCCCAATTTGTTGTCTTGCAAAATTCTATAATTTCCTGTGGAAATACATCCGTAATACGATACAGATTGCTTCCCACAGGAATAATATTCATTAGTCGTTACCTGGATCGCCCTTGCAAAGAGTCTTCTTGGCAGCAGCAACTGCCTTAAAGTCTACTGGCCAAAGAGCAGGTTTTGCCTTCTTATCTGCGCCTGGTGGAAGTGGGAATACCAATCCACTTGCAGCTTCAACATCAGCAACGCTAACTTGAACCTTTGTTAGGTCATTGCCTTGATTTTCAGCTTGTGGGAATAGGAACGCATAAACTTCCTTAGTCTGTTCATCAATAACAATCTTCCACATCTTATTTGGAACAGTTACCTTGTTAGCACCGATTGTCTTATCCTTGCCAACAGTGTAAATGTTACCAGCATAGATGAGAAGTGTATGATTGCGTGAGAATGTCCACGCACCTGTTGAACCTTCAAGCAACTTCCAGATACCACGATTAAGACCTGGCAACTGTGGTGACATGTTACTCATTAGGAATGATTCATATTCAACCTGTTGGTCCCATGACTGATGGGCATCATTGGCGATATGTCCTTGATCATAACCGCTAGCAGCATAATCACTTGGTGCACTACGCTTGTCAGCAGGTAGCGCATTGTCGGCAACGAACGCATTACTACGTGCTACGCAACCATTGACATGCTGTGGAGTGATATCCCATGCAGCCCACAGTGGTTCCTTAGCAGCATTGTCATGCATAATAAAGTAACCTTGTCGGCAGAGTGGGGTAGTATCGTGTTTTTGTGTATCAGTAATCTTGCCAAAAGGCATAAAAGCAGCACAGACAGCATCTGGCTGATTTGGACGTTGATTCCAAGCATGCGCAAGCGTTGGAACTAGTAGTGTGAGTAGAACTACGAGAATTTTCTTCATTGAATTTTCCTTGTTTGGTAAAGATATTTAGATAAAAAAAAACACCGCAGAAATTAATCTACGGTGTTCTTATTTTATATCTTGTTTAGTTTTTACATTTTCTGCTAGTTATTTTACATGTATTATTATTTTTAATTTATAAGCTAGTTTTCAAAGTTAGTTTTCAAAGTTAGTTTTTACTACTGTCTATATTTTTAGCTAGTTATAGGTGCCATTCAGAGTGACCCTACATTTTTATTTAGCATTTGATACCAATGTCATTCAACATTTTTACGGCATCATCTACCTTGCCATTCTCAACTTCAACTTCAAGCATGTCAAAATAAATCATCATCATATCACTTTCATCAAGTTCATCTACCCAAGCATATCCATTTAATTCAGGATATGGCTGTGTCCAACTAAATTTCAGTGTAGGAAACTTTTTCTTTTCACTCATTTTCATTATCCAATTTGCGTTGATAATCTTCCACTACTTCACGCAGTGGATCAAGCCTAACCAGTGCACGTTCACCATTTGGCGTTATGTTTAATATAAACATATCACCATCTTTCCATCCTACTTTTTCAATAGGAAGTTCAATATCCATTATAAGACCAAACTCATTCAAATCCCAAAAGTAACCATCTGCTAACATCACCAAGCCTCGTAATCAGTTACATCAAGTTTTGCAATTTGTTCGCCATGCTCGTCAATAGCAATGGCATCAACATTTTCACCAATGCCAGTGCTATTTGATACGATAATCTTAACACTTTTGGCAGTCATCATTAGGTCACTATCTAGCCAATCTTTAATCTTGGCAAGTTCAGCAACAAAAATATGAATGCCAGCAGTGTTTTTCTTTTTAGTCACGAGGAAGTTCTGCTACTTCTTTTACAAGAGCAACAAGTTCATCAACTGAACTTACAATGATCTTAGCAGTCTTCCAATCATCATCATGATCACGACCGCCAACTTCAAGCATGAAACCATTATCATACATGTTGATGGTATAATTATCATTAACCTTCGCCAATTTATCACTAATCTTAGACATTTTCTTTCTCTCCTTTTTGTTTACTGAAATGCACACCACAGTGGACCACCGTTTTTGTGACCATCTGTAAACTGTGTTTCGCCAAATGCTTCTTTTGTTTTAACGTTCATCATCATCTTAAACCGATTACCATTATCAGCAACTTCAACGATGACTAGCCAAGGGTTTTCAAAGTTTGAAATTGCACTGCGGAAACCTTTATTTTCCCACTGGATCATAGTAGTTCCACCTTGCCCAACAACAGTAAAGTGTTCACCACTTTGGAAATAGCAACTAAGGGTAGCAGGATTATCTGCTAATACAGGTGTAGCAAACAGCAATGACGCTGCGAGTAAAATCTTTTTCATTTTAGTTTACTTTCTTACAAATTTGTTTGCCGTCTGCGCCCATACGAGGCGTGAGTGAATAACGATACAGATACTGACAGCCTGTTAAGTGGTCAGTATAAACTTCCATGTGGCTGTTCTCATGCGGACCATCGCTATCATCACGTGGTTCATAAGGCAGTGATGCCTGATATAATGACAGCGTGAAAATTGCTGCACAACACAACATATAAAAAGCCCACCAAGACCACCACTTAAAATACTTTTTCATCTTCTTTCTTTCTATCAAAAAGGCGCAGTCCCATATACATTACAACAGCGCCAGCCAACAATCCCATAACGTATGTAAACAGCATAACACTGATTGCATATAAAAGCAAGAAAAATAAATTGGTGAAAGCGCAAATGACAATGGTGCCAAGCGGCCACAGTAGCGGCGGCGCATCACGCTCACATAATTCTTTTGCCCAACGCAGCATTATGCAATGCTCCACTCATAATCATCAATGGTCATCACACTTTCATATCCATCATATTCATCAATACGATACTGCGTACCAGGTGCCAATTCACGGATAGCCAAGCGAGCAAAATCACCGTTTGCTGCTGCACCTAATTCTTCTACAACCTGTGCAAGGATAGGGTCATCACGCTCAATATCACTAGCAGAAAAGAAATGGTCATCGTCTTCAATGCCATCCTTGTAGTAATGGCTAGTCCATCTGTGATCGCCCTCAACATACAGAAGGTTAAGATTAGCAAGTTCGCCATACCGCATGGTAGCCTCATGGCTCAATCCAAATCCACCGTGACACGCATTATATACAATTTTGGTCATATGCCTACTGCCTCTGCTCTTTTACGATCTATACTCATAATAACACTGCTGTTAATATCTGTCAAGTCTTTATTTGGTGGAAAAAAGATGAAAGCATTAGGGTCATTTACCTTTGTGCCGTTTAGCCGTATGCCACCACTTTCAATTAAGCGATTAAACTCACTTTTACTCGTGACAAGCGCAGCATCAATGCCAACCTGTGCAAGATTAATGTGACGAGCATATTCTGCCAGTGGAACATAACTCCAATCTGTCAAGATTTCTTCCAACGATACTTTATCCATCACCAAATCCACCAAGCCAAAAACAAAAATCCTGCCCACTCTCCGTTATGACTAACGCCAGAAGAATAAGCAGCACCAGCAATAAGCGCAACTATTACAATAGTTTTAAGTATATCATAATTGCTGTTCATTGCCCATTCCTCATTGCCGCTAATACATATTCTTCACTGGTCATATTAGCATAGGCTTGAATAAAACCTAATTTTACCCATCTTGCAAGCAATCGCCGTTCTTTTTCAACTAACGCATCAGTAAAAATTCTAACTTCTGCACGAGGCACAAGACGTGTGCCATCAATAAACCTGAACTGTGGATTATCTGGACCAACACTTATAGTATCGGATTTTTCAGCGGTGATCATTTGCAAATCTCGTTGATTTCTGCAACTGTTCGTGTGGTCTTGGCATATTCTACTTTACAACTGCTCTTCTGCCAACTATCAACGCCTGCACCAACCATAATAGCGCACATAACAACCGCCATCATAATAAAATACCATTTATATTCTGCTTCAAACATTTATATTCTCCTCACTGCATTTTGGACACAACAGTGTGCGTGTCATTTCTTTTATATCTGGATTGTCAAATCTTGAATATGCATCCCATACTGGTTCTATCTTGTAGTAAGAATAGTTCCAACCACGCAATTGTTCTCTACGCTTGACACTGCGATTGTCAATATTATCAGCAAGGTTATCCCGCTCGCTTTCCTCGTGTGCGTGTTCTTCCGTATGATTGCATGCATCACAGGTAAGCGTGATATAATATGTTTTAACTGTGAAGGTATCTAAACCCATTAGTAGGTCTCTACTTCTTTCAACAACCGCTGACAGCGTTTGCGCCAATCATCACGCTGCTGTTGTGCTTTTTCATAACTCAATTCATACGAGTCATTAGCAATAAACCATACTAAATCACGATACTTCTCTAACTTTGCAATCTTTTCACGGATTGCTGCAATTTCCGCATCCATTACCGATACACTCCTGATCCAGCAATATCTTTTAAGGTATGACCATGCAAGTCTTTGCGAAAGTTATCACGACCTTCTGCACTCATTTCAGCATAATCTAATTTGTATGCTAAACGACCATATCCAAAATATACACATACATGAGTTTCGTGCCTGACCACCACGGTGTAGGCACCCGAAATTGCAGCACCACCCATGCCACCATAGCCAAGCGCAGTGCTGCCCCAAGTCTGTGGGAACATCACTACTTCAACTTCATCTGCCTGAACACGACGAGTTTTGGTAACCCTTGGCACAGTGTCGGTCTTCATTGCCGCACCTTGTTGTTCCTTGCTCAAAGAACGATAAGCATCCCAATCTCGGTCTTGATAGGTAATTTCAGGCAAGTCACGATGCACAGCAGCGGCTACGGCTTCATGCAGTGCATCAAATGGTGTTCCTAATCTCATTATTCAACTCCAAAATATTTCTTTATATCATTCGCCAAAACATCTTGTAATGCTTTCATAGAAAACTCAGTCTGTCCTGCTGCTTGGATAGTAGGTTGGGTGACACATCTAGCACATTCCCGCACAATCAACTCGGCAAACTTTTCAATTTGATCCTCTGTTATCGAATATCGAATAGGTTCGCCACCGTATTGGAGAGGTATGTAGGGATGATATATACCTCCAATCATTCTACTTTCATCAAAAGTAGCTTGCCCCCAAAGTTCTTTAATACGCTCGTTCATCTCATTCAACTCCAAAATGTTGTTTGATCTTGATGCTAGCATACACCAAGGCTTCATTAAAACCATCATAATAATCGCTACTTGCGCCCATGTATTGACTATTCTTGGCTATGTCAGCACATTCCTTGACGATTAATTCAGCATATCTTTTCAAAGTTTCTTCTTTGCCAGGATTGTCTTCGGGTCCAATCTCTTGGATAGATTGCTTTATCAAGTCTTTCCATCGTTCGTTCATCATTCAATTCCAAAGTGTTTCTTTATATCATCACGAATCTTTTGAGCAGTGCCATCAATTGTAGCATGCGCATCACACCATTCCATACATTCTCGCACAATCAACTGCGCAAACTTTTCAACATCTTCTTGTTCGGCATTGCCATTAATGAAGTAGTGCCTTGGTGTTTCATGATCTACATAGTTCAACAGACCAGCATCTAGCGCAAGTTCTATAATTCGCTCGTTCATTGTTCAATACCAAAATGTTTTAGCATTGCTTTATGATCTTGGTCATCGGAAAAGGCATAATTGGCACATTCACGCACAATTAGTTCAGCAAACTTTTCATAATCAATGCTGTCTTCAATATCAAGCTGCGGAATGCCGTCAATTGTAGATTGTTTCAATAGTTCTTTAATTCGCTCGTTCATCGTTTCAATCTTCCCAACACTCATTTGCATGGTTCCAATGACGTTCATCATACATTTTAATACTAACAAAGAACCATAGTATTGTCAAGTTAAATTGTGGGCCAGCGTGGTCACTACCAAACCACCAAGTGTCAAGATTGATGCTAAAAAACTCATCTAAACCGCTCCAAAATGAAACTTGTAATTCCAAGTTTTTATGTTTGGTAATGCGATAACTCCGTAAAAACTTATCACGAGTAACTACCCAAGACTTGGCAAATGGATTGCCTATACGTAAATGAAATCCTATCATACTGCCCACCGCATTACAAAATGTGTTAAATCTTCTGCTCGCTTAAACTTAAAAACAAACACTGTTGGCTCTACACTTATAAGTGTAACATTATTTGCTACAATATCGTTAGCTTCCGACCATGATGTTTTTTCAGGATTGTCAATGTTTTCTGCAACCCATTGTCGTATTTCTTTGTATAATTCTTTAACAGTAGATACGTGAGTGCCCGCAATAATTGTAATATTGGCCTGATGTTTATACCTGTAATTGGCATACTTGGCAAGCACCCACGATTTGCAGTCTTTTAATTTGCTACGCCAGTTATTCCTATGAATATCAAATCCTACTGCAATCATGGCACACACACCGTAGCATACAACCATGATTGCATCAGTTGCAACAACCCAATAAGGTATTTCAATTACCAACATTAGGCATCGCCCTCAAAGTGATAAGTCCAACGGAATGAACCCCATAATGAGCGGGCTTCATCTACCTTGGTCTGGCTACCAAGATGCTTGCGGATCAAGTCCAACACCATCTTGCGAGTATCCTTACCATCAAACTTACCAAACACAATGCCAGGTGCAAACTGGTCTTGTGCCTTGATAGTAGGCATCCACTCTAACGCATAACGCTTACGGTCAAGACCATGAGCAACAACCGTGTCAAAGTAGTGATCATATGACTTCACAACTTGGTTTACACCAATCCAGAAATCAGTTTCAAAATCTTCAACACGCTTGCGGTCGTCTGGAAGCATAAATGCCTTTACATCGTCCATTTGTTCATTTACTAACAAAGAGATAATGTTCTTCTCTAACGAGATAGCATCCTTGGTCTTGTGAATACGCAGATACTCTTCGGCTTTAATCTTTACACGATACCCATCATTCCATGCAATTACAAAACCTTCAACCCCTTGCAAATCACGCACATAGTCCATGAACGCCTGTGGATTCTTTACAGGTTCATGCACATCCACGACTGGAATGTCAAATAATTTAATTTGTTCTGCTAATTGTACCTGCATTTCATCTCTCCTATTACAATCATAATAACACAAATAGTATGGATGTCAAGCATAAATAATAGTGTAGGCCACGGATTCGCACTCCTGCCTACTCTATCGCCTGGGAGGGCAACAGCAAATGTATTTACGAAACAAATATACCGCTTGGTATTATAATATTATAAATTACGCAAAATCAAGAACTTTATTGGCTGATGTTTATACAGAAAAACATCACATCATACCAAAAAGTTTAGGCGGTAGTAATAGCAAAGATAATCTTGTAAAACTTACCGCAAAAGAACATTTTATATGCCATTTATTATTACCAAAAATGGTTGAAATTAATGTTCAGAAAAAAATGATATTTGCATTATGGCGAATGTCATTTGGGAAAGATAGATATAAACCTTGTTCAAGATTATATGAAAATATAAGAAAATTAGCAGCGGCAAATCAAACAGGAACAAACCATTGGTCAAAACAACCAGGAAAAATACATAATACCAAAATTAATCATCCAAGAGGCATGTTAGATAAAAAACATACGGCAGAAACTAAACAAAGAATGGTTTCTGCGCAAACAGGCGAAAAAAATCATTTCAAAAATAAAAAACATACGGATGATACAAAAGAACTTATTAGAGTTAAGCGAAAATCAAAAATTTGGATTACAAACGGCGAAATAGATTTAATGTTGGATAAAACTCTCCCTATACCAAATGGATTTAGTAGAGGAAGAGTCAATGGTTTGCGAGGATTATACATCAACAATATCTATAAACTCACCAGTTTCCATATAACGGGCAGCAAGCAAAGTTAAGTTATCTGTTGGATAATCAATAACTATTCTTTGTTGGCGACTTGTCCATTCAAACATAGGAGTAATTCCGTTGGCAATACACCAACGAGAAAATTCCATATACTTTGGGTTGCGAGCCACAAACTCTTCGGCTTGCATGGATACTTCTGTTATTCCTGCCTTTGTTCCAAACCGAATATTACCAGAGCCGTATCCAACTTCAAATGGCGAAACCATGCTACCATCAAGTTTAGTATAAACAGTGTGTGGCAAAGTAAAGTCAAGTTTATGAAGTTGCGTTTCATCTTTTTCTTGAATATTAAAAAATTTATGAAACGGGCGGCGTAGTATCTTACCAGTAGTGCTGCAAAATATCATCCCCCTACATTCTCTGCGGATGGCATCATTGACCGTTTCTACTGGCGGAAAAGTATCTGCAAGATTTACATGGTAATTGACTACCATGTATTCTCCACGATCATTGATTGCAAATTCATCACGACCTTCAATCGCAGGACGAACCTGATCAAGGTGGGTGATACGGGGAAATTCGTAGCGCATAATGTATCCTTAATCTTTGAAAACTACCGTTACTTCTGGAACTACGGTATCGCTAATCACGCTCCATGTTAGCTTGAATTCTTTAACACGAGCAAGCACTGCTGGATCAATAGTTTGCAGCGTTTCAGTAAGAACTTGTAACTTATCCGTGCTTTTTGACGCAGATCTATATGAATATTTTGGCTTAAACATTTGTGGCTCCGTAAATCAGATTATAACTTAATATAACACAGATTTAGGGCTTGTCAAGTATTATTTTTAGTAATCTGCCAACTCTTGGTAGGCATCATTTACCTGATCGGTGGAAATTCCAGCGTGTTTATAGCCGTTTACGATGGTTGTAACATAGGAATCGCTAGGGCGACGATCTCGTGCTGCCCATTGACGGGTTGAAGGCGTCATATAATAAACCCAAGCCTCGTATTTTTGACCTTCCACGAACACTGGGACAATTTTCCTACCATACATGTTTGGATAGCTTTCAATATGGTCTAGATAGCGCAGCATTGCTTCATCTGGAAGTTCCCAAAGGACACCATCGACCGTATCGCCACCGCTTTGTACAACATCAGCAAACTTATAAAATTCAAATTTATAGTTTTGTAATTGCCCACGACCAATAAACTTAGCATCGCTCATAATACTAGGATCGGTTAACATACCGTATGCAAAATAATAAATTGGCTGACCGCCAGCTTCTAGGATGATTTCGTTCATTTTCATGCTCTTTTATTTATTGGCTATATTGCTTAAGTCTGTAAGCGATGTTACGGTGCTATCTCGCTTGCACAATTCAATATACTCATTTTTATCACCGCTCCACTCTACACCATTCCACCATTCAAATCCATTTAAATGTGCTTTATAGATACTACTTTTTTCATAGCCACTGCCAATATAAAGATGTTCTAATCCTAACGACTGCGCATATTGAACTTCGTGGTGTAACATCTCTGCGCCAAATTCCCATTGAACGTGCACAACATAAGCATTAAACTGACTTTCTAAACCATTATTATATTTTGTAAACTTGGTAAATCCACGCAAAGCATCTGGAAATGTGCAACCACGCCAATAATATTCCATCCATGCATCACGCTCACTAATCACAAATGGATCATATAGTGGTTCAAACTTTTTATCATAAAGATACTTTTCCCACACTCTTTTATATTCTTCACTTGGCGCATCTACAAAACGCACATCATAGTTATAAACGGTTTGCAGATACTTCCAATCACTTAAAACAATGCGAGTGCTGCGTGATTGATACCATCCGCCATTATACCATAACCAACCATTTTCCAATGCTTCACGTTCTTCGTATGGTTCGCATTGTAGATTAGCATGATATAATTGCAGATTATGTTTTTCTTGACTGCCATAATAGTGGCTATAAGTAATCTTCATATGATTAATTATATAGATTTAGATACGGCAAAGCAAGATTTAAGTGATTGGATTATCAATTTCCTAGATGTTCCGCAAGAAATGCTAAACAATATTGCGCCATGCCCATTTGCAAAAGCTGCGTTAGTTAATGGCAAGATTCGTTTTGTTGTTGGCAGCGATAATGTAGTGCAAGATATGTTGCAACTTAATGATCAGTGGGATAGTGAATATGAAGGCGTTGTATTAATCTATCCAAGTGATATAAATGCAGAAAATTTTAGTGATAGTGTTGAATATGTAAACAACTTGTTTTATCGCCATAGTGGATTGCTTGCGCTAGAAGATCATCCACAAATTCTAGAAGCGATTGCTGGTCTGCAGTTTAACAATCACAAATATGCAATCGTTATTGTTCAACGAGCAGAGAAATTGCGCAAGGCAAGTGAGATGCTAGCCAAACGTGGATACTATAAACATTGGTCGCAGCAAGATTTGGATAGCGTTGTTGGATGGAGATGGTAATGGCGATCTCGGCAGGACTCTAACCTGCAACCTAGTGGGTAGAAGCCACTTGCTCTATACAGTTAAGCTACGAGACCGTTACAAACCAAATATATCATGCAATTCTTGCAACGTCAACTCATTTGCATAATATGTTTTATCACACTTATATAACACGCTATCATGTAAACGTTTGGCAATGACATCATTTATAACACGAATACTCATATCGTGCGTAATTTTATCAACAGCATTATGATGACGTTGGTCTAATACAAAAGCCAATGGTTTACTAAATCTATAAATCTTGCTTAAATTAGATGCACGACTTACAACATAATTACTATAACCAATTTGAAATAATCCATGTTGCCATGGTGTATTTTCTACAAGTTCACTTTCTCGTATGATTTTAATATCGGGAATTTCGTCTAATAATTTTACACACTGCGGTGTTTCAACGAGAAATAATACTTTCATATAACACCCAAAAAATAAATGGCGGAGCCTCTGGGAGTCGAACCCAGTCTACCCAAGCGGGTAGTACAGCTTAGCAGGCTGCTGCATTACCGTCCTGCCCAGACTCCGTTATATTATATATAGTATCTTTTTTCCATATTGTCAAGTTATTTTTAAATTGTTTCCACTTGCAACGATCTAATTCTGTTTCATAACCTTTTACTTCAAGATATCCGCCAAGTTCTTCTACATAAAAATCTGGTGTATAATGGCTTATTTTACCAGATAGGTTAATGTATGCAAATCTTTCAGTATTTCTTTTCCAATTCCATTTTTTAGCATCCATATATTGTGCTGCTTTTAATTCCCAAGTTCCATCTAATAATACTTCACCTGCTATTGGACTAAAATACCTAATTTTTTTACATCTGCCAGCTTTTGGCATCCAACCGTCTTCATATCTTTTCAAAATTATTTCACGATGTTTATCTCTAAACTCTTGTTGTTTTTCTTCACTTAAAGTATTCCAAAATGATTTACCCAAGTTTGCATTTCGCAACTTTTCTTTTTGAATTAAAGCACCTTGTTCGCCAAATATTTCATCATATGTTTTTCCTTTAAGACTTGTTCCCTTTGATGAACCTTTGGGGTGTCCATTTTTCCAATAGTTATTTCCTAAATCTTTTCTTAAATTTTTTATTTTGGAACGATTTATTTCCTTCATTCCATCACAAGAACTTGTAGATTTGCTGCAACAATTCTTTCCATTTTTTAGTTTATACTTTGCTTCGGTTCCACAACCATAATCACATAAATCTGTCATATAACTATTTATACAAAATAATTAAAAAGGTGCTTTTGACCTCTAAACTGGTAGGCGATGACAGAATCGAACTGCCGTAGCCGCCGTGTAAAAGCGGAGTTTTACCATTAAACTAATCGCCTATTTCTTATATTCTTAATATACTTATATTATCCAAATTTGTCAAGAATTATTTTATATAAAGTTTCTGCCATTATTTCGTGCCCCTTTTCATTAGGATGACCATCGGGCAATTGATGGGGATAAATTATATCGCACATATTCTTTTCACTATACCACAAATAGTTAGGAATATCTTCCTTTTTATAATGATTCATTGGTAGTGCATCAAATAACAAATAATGCATATTATTGATATCTAACCACGCAGTGAATAATTCAAGCTGATTTAAAAATTTATTGTAATAATAAACATCGTCATAATGGTCATGCCAAAATATATTTTCAAATTTACTTTGCCCACGACGATTAGGAATTGTAGTAAATGTTTTGCCAGTTTTTGCATTAAAAAATTCTACACGACTGTAATGTGTTAAACCACATATAACTAAACTGCCTAATAAACTTTTACAATTTACTATGCTATTGATAATATGTTCATTGCCCATGCCTTCTTGTGATAAATTTAAAACATTAGCATTTAATTTTTTGGCAAGCAAATGAGGCCAACTTTTAGTAACATCCTCTAAACCATACCCACTACTAAAACTATCGCCACTACAAATTATTTTTGAAAACATTCGGTGACCTTTGGATATATTATATCTAACCAATCGCTATGTGCTGCTTTGCCAGGATGATTTCCACATTGTGGATAATCTTTTGCCCAAATATGAAATCCATTATCTTTATGCCAATTATTCCAATTAATATTGTGCCATAATCCATTATATAGTACTTCTGGCGGTTGTTTATCAAATAATTCATTTGT